AGGTCTGGTTCAATCAATTCAGCCTCAATTTCGTCAAGGTCGGTTAGATCAGTTCTGTGGATCGTAATGCCGATGGCATCAGTCACAGCCAGAGTTACCCGTTTTGTGCCAGGCTGACTTTCCACAATGTCGCCGGCCTGTAGGCGTTTCATGCCGCCTTCCGTCCATGCGATTATCTCCCCTTTTGCACATAAAAAGAAGTGGGGTTTCTTATGAACTTTGCCCACAATGAGCGTTCCAGCGGGTCTAAAGACCTTCCGCATATACATTCCAGGACTAAATTGGTGCTCTGTGATTAGTTCAGCCTGCGGCATGACCGACATTTCGGCCTGCAACCGTTCAATTTGCTCGCGGTCTACATGGGTTGGAAGTTCTAAATCGTTCATTTTTACAGCAGCAGGATATTGTTAGGTGTGTAACTCATAGCGATCCAGTTCGTCCCATCCGAAACCAAAGTGGTCGCATCGCCAACGCTTGCCAGCAAAATAGACGTTCCCGCAGAGCCGCCGCCCACAGGCACAACATTGCTAGAGGCCGAAATTGTTGTCTGCGCTTGGTAAGTTTGGAAGTTAAGAACTCGTCCCGTCCAGCTGGAGGCCGCAGGCAAAGTGACCGTACAGGCCGAGCCGGTTTTATTGTTAATCAGCCATATATCAGTTGCAGCAACGGTAAAGTCTGCCGTTTTGGTGACAGGAGCCGAAACTCCTTCGTAATCAGTTCCCGCTGTCGCCGCCGAAATAGCCGTGCCATTGCCTTTGATAACGCCGGTAATTGAGGTGCTGATAGTGATGGCTGGCGTGGTCGTAGCGGTTGCCACAGTGCCAGCAAAACCATTGGCAGACACAACCGAAACGCTGGTAACCGTTCCGCTAGTTGCTGGATTTGCCCATATTGGTGCGCCGCTAGTGACTGCGGTCAGCACCTGGCCTGTCGTGCCTGCCGCCGTGGAAACTGGAGCAGCGCCAGCGCCGCCACCATAGACAATCCCATACTGAGTTAATGCAGCAGACGATGCCCAAGTGGATGTGCTTGAGAAATAGACTATGCCGCCGCTTGTTCCTGCAACGGTTAAAGCCGGTGTAGTGGTCGCCGTGGCAACGGTAATCAAGCCGCCGGTAAAACTTACACTGGTAACTGTTCCCGCATAAGTGCTACTCCAAGTCGGAGCACCGCCCGTGGTTGCTGTCAATATTTGACCCGTTGTTCCCGCTGCTGTAGCCACGGGAGAAGCACCAGCACCACCGCCGTAAATAACACCGTACTGAGTCAACAATGCTGAACTTGTCATCGCAGATGTTGACGAAAAATAGGGTATGCCGCCCGATGTTCCTGCGCTTAAACCCGTGCCGCCTCGACTAACGGAAAGCTGTCCCGCCCATCCAAAAGTCAAAGATGTAGCTGCTAAAAGCGCAGTTGTAGGCGAACCGCCCAAAGTCACTGTGACATTGGTATCGTCTATTTTAGTTAGCGCCGCCGAAGTTACGCCAATAGTAGGGGTTAACCCTCCTGTGCTTGTAATCGGTGCAGTTGCGCCAACTGAAGTGACATAAGACAAGCTAGGAATATCAGTTGAAACAAGTGCACGAAATGTCGGGGCGGTAGCTGCGCCGGTTGCTGGCCCTGCTAAAACATAAGCCGCCGTTTTTGTTCCATAGGGATTTAAGGTGTCTCCATAAGCCGCAGCCAAGCTAATCGCTGGAGTTGTGCCGCCAGACGATACAACAGGGCTTGTGCCGGTGACTGATGTGACCGTGCCGCCCGAACCCGTAGCCGATAAAGTTCCCGCAGCAAAGCTAACGCCTGATCCTATGGTGACATTGCTAAACCCGCCTGATCCATCACCATAAAGAATTGATGCGCCGGTTGTTAAAGTTGACCATGTTGGCGCTGCACCCGTGTTTGCTAATAGTGCTTGTTTAGCCGTTCCTGCCGCAGTAAACGCATAAGCTGTTCCAGTACCATAAGCAACGCCGTACGCCGTAGGAGTAGCCGAGCCATTAGTCCCGCCACTAGCAATTGCAAGCGTTCCACCAAGCGTTACAGCACCCGTGGTCGCTGTGGCAGGAGTCAGCCCTGTACTTCCACCAGACCAGCTTAAAACGCCTGTATTGCTAATAGTGACGTTGCCCGTGGCGCTTGATACTGAAATACCATTTCCCGCAATGTTTGAAAGAACACCGGTGTTAGCAACCGTGATAGTTCCCGATCCATTGGCGACTGAAATGCCTGCGCCGTAACCTAAAGTGTTAAGGGTATACCCTGTGCCATTACCAATTAACAACTGCCCATTGGTAGGAATAGTGGTTAATCCCGTTCCACCAGAAGCAACTGGCAACGCACCACCTATATTTACAGTAATAAATGATGGGTTCATCAGCCACATCAACCATTCCAGGCTTGGCCTGCCAGTAGTGGCATCCAAAAACTGGCTGTATGGAATATTGATGTTGCTGTTTGGCGTGGTTGCCATCAATTTTCCCCTTTGCTGGCTTTCAACTCCGCTGAGACAATTACCGCTTTAACAGGGTCAGAAATAACAACTTCAAAGATTCGATCACGCGACCAACCAAGTCGCCGCCATAAAGCACGATTTGCGTATTGGCCTATTGCGCCAATGCTTACCCAATGCTCATTAGAGTAAGTGCTGCCGCCATCATTAGACCAACGCAACATAGCCTGCGGGTCTTGGCCTTGGCCTGTATTGAGTCCAACGCCAGGCTGGAACTGAATTTGGAATGATTCAAAATATTGGCGCTCAAGGTCACTTGTTATATGAACCGCACGGCGTAACCGGCGAATGGTTGCCCCATCATCCGTATAAACCGCATTTTCAACGCTATAAAGTTTGCCGTTTTCGTAATCGCCAACAATGTAATTTCCATTGAAAAATGCGCCGCAATTAGAACGATGGCGTTTGTAAACAGCAAGATTGGAGTCCCAAGCTAACCATTTATGCCATGACTTTGTAGAGCCATCGTAAACCCATGTCAGTCCGTATTCCCCAACGCTAGGAAAAGTGCAGACATACATTTCATGGCCTTCAATCTGATAGGTATAAGCCACTGCATCTGAAGTTACCGCATTCAATAAAGATTGTTCAACCGCATGGGTTGAAATGCGTTGCCATTGATAGCCATTCATCTGCAAAATAGTGGCATCGCCTCTTATGTCTTTTGCTACGCAGATAAATGAACCGTCAAAACGTGCTACTGAGAACGCTGCACCAACGCCTGATTGACTTGATGTTCCTGGCACACGCTGAAATGGAAATGTAGTAATTCCCGCAATTACGTTGCCTACATCCGTCCATACTTCAGTGGTCACTTCTCCAAGTAAATAAACTTGGCGACGATCAACAATAAGAGTCACCAAAAGATCAGATGACCCATCGGCAGAACCATAAAGCGCACCAGTTGACAGGCTAGAGCCTAAATCGGTACATCCCCAGTTTTGCGTTCCAGGCTCATTATAGATGTTGTAGTTGTCCACCACATCCACCACAGATGCGCCTTGCCATGCGCCATCCGTGCTTGGCAAAGTTGTAAAAGTGTTAGACGCAACTACCCATGTATATCGGTTTGGGCCATCAACAATGTATGCGGTTAAACCGTAATTTTTATCAATGTTGTCAGAAATTGAAACTTGTCCTATGTTGGTGGTCAATGTTCCAATTTGAGTCGCAACCATTGAGGTGTTGAGTTGGTAAACAATTGATCCAGCTACAGCAATCAGAATTTTTTCTCCTGACATGGTATGCAATCCACGCACTTGAGCCATGGCTAATTGCGTCATTAAAAGCAAACCTGGTGTTGGGTAAAGCGCAACAATTCCGCGATCACCAGGCTGCTTAGTGGGATCAATTTCCGCAAAGAAATTTATGCACTCTTGCCCATCTTGATAGATGGAAGGTGTTGTATAAGACGTTCCAACAAAGCCAAAATCAGGCATTTTTTATTCCTTAACGGAAGCCGCCATCCATGATAAATCCAGCGTCTTTTGCTTTGCCCATCATTAAAGAATCAGGGTAACGTGACACTTGTGGAGGCCGCATATTTGTACGCTTAACCGTAGCTTTAGCTTGAGCAGAATATCCTGTAATCATAGCAATTTGCACTTGACTTGCTTTGCCATACATCGGCATCAAGCGCTCTGCAAGACACCAGCGCAGCGCATTGTTATAACCTTGAGGCAGGGTAATCGTATCGGTCAGCGTTTGAAATTGTCGAAAAATGGTCTGTGTAAACAAATGCAACTGGCCTTGCGCTGGATTGGGATAACAATAAATTGTTCCCAAAGTCTCGCTAGGCTGGTAATAGATCATTTTTGCCCAAGGGCCATTTAGTTGTTTGATGCCTAAAGATTGATATTCCTCTGCGCTCAAAATTGCTAAAGGATAATCTAAATATCCACCAGCAATGTTAGTGCCGCCTTGCATAGTTGCAACCCGCACAAATCCTGTTTCAATGGTCAGAGGACGTTCGTAATAAGCCGTGATTGTGGTGCTAGAAACCGTTTGCGAAATGCTGACGGTGTAAGTACCGGCTTCATTTACGTTGCCGCCTGCGCCCGTATTAAAGGCCACAATGGTCGTTCCTGCGGTGATTCCTGACCCGCTAAGAGTCATGCCCATTGTGATAGCCCCTGCCGTAATAGCAGTGACCGTCAAGGTCGTGCCAGAAATGGAACCGGTGAAAGATGCGCCAACCGAACCGCCTGGCCCAAGCGTATATTGAACGGTGTTTTGGACAGTATTAAAAATAATTTCGGTCTTATAAAAGACCATCATGTTTTCGTTAGACCATTGCGCCAACATATCGTTGAGCATATCTAAACCATCTTGCGCTTCATCAGCCGTTGGCACTTCACCAGCAGCAACTGCGCCAATATCCTTCATTGCGCGAGTAATAATGTCAATTGGCTTAGTCATTTTTATTCCTTAATTCACGCTACGCGAAACTTCACGCCATAAGTTACTAGAAACATATGCCAAACTTAAAACATCTAAGTCAGTCATTGCAAAGTTTGTTGCTCCCGCAAGCTGAATATTTGCATTATTTGTAATGGTTATGTTTCCTGTCGACAATACACGAATGATTTGTCCAATAGTGCCACCCGTGAAGTTGGTGATTGCAGTTGTTCCGCTAGTAAACCAAATGTCACCATTAGCAATCGAAGGCGTTGCAGTTGCAGCAAGTGTTCCAGTTTTGAAGTTGGTGGCTTGTTTGAAATTTGCGTTTAACGGAATGTCATAACGACTAGCACTCAACAATTCTGCCGTATAAGCGTTAGGGCCAAGATAATTTTGAATCCGAAGTGGTGTACTACCAGATGGTGCGTTGACAGTTAAATCAACCCAAAATCTTTGGTTGGTATTGCCAGCACCAAGGTTTCCGTTAATCATTGCAGCCGTAATGCCACGCAATCCACGACCAGTAAAGTATTTATTACTGTCATCATTTGCTGATGTAAACGTGAATAGTGGAGTGCCCACATATGGACTGCCACCGTTGTTAAACAATGTGAAATCGTTTAGGTCTACAGTACAAGCGTTGCCGCCAGAAGCATCAATAACCGTGCCGCTAAATGTAGGCGAGGCATAAGTGCTAAATGATCCACCATAAATAGTCAATCGTGCGCCAGAACTTAAAGCCGCCATTTGATAACTGGCTTCACTTGCAAATTCGTAAACTTGCAAACGAGCATCACCAGCAACCGCAATATCAGCAACTGCATTGTTGTCAAAAAACCAATCTATGCCAATAACAGGTGCTTGGGTTGTAAAACCATAATCGCAAGCCGTAACCCACAATCCCTGAAACAAGTTTTGACCAAATTGATTGCTTGCAAATGCCACACCATTGTTACAACGACCAATTCTTACGTTCGTAAATATATCGTAGTTGTTTCCAGTATTGTCGCCATCGTACAAAATGCCATTTGTAAATTGTTTGCCTGAATTTGCATCGCTACCAGTGCCCGCTGGTGAAGGCTGATCGTTACCATCATAAGCACCGATCCAAACATTTTCTATGCGATTAAAACTGTTTTGACTGATGTCGGTTGGAGAACCTGGGTTATCAACATAAAAATCAATACCCGCACTCGGTTTGTATGTTGTATTTCCAACCAAACGCAAATTGCGAATTTTTACGGCTCGTGATGATTGAACACGAATCATTGGATTAGTTGTTGTGCCAATCCATTTAATGTAGGTTTGTGCTCCAAGTTGTTGCGCCCCAAAACCTTGGCCATAAAAATCCAAAGATGAATTTCTAATCAACAATGTATCTGAAATTGCATAATTATTTGGCAGATAAATTATGCCGCCATTAATTTGAGTCGTGATAGTAAAATAATTGATTGCTGCTTGAATGGCTGCGGTGTCATCAGTAACGCCATCACCAACCGCACCAAAATCTTCAGGCGTAACCATACGCCCTTCAATCATTGTGTAAGAAACTTTTGTAAGCGACATTTTATTTCCTAAGGTATGTTTGCGTTTTTTAACCTAGATCGAAGCGATTGAATTTCAGCTACCAAATTGGCAATAACTTCAGAGGAAGATGCTTGCATAGCTTGGTACTTAGGCACTGTGCGCGTACCCATAACTGCGGGAATAGCTTCTTGAGTCTCAGTAGCCGCCACTGCTGGAGACACCTCATATTCTTGCTCTATGGTTTCGTCCTTAACACCAATTACAGCGTTGGGACAAACTTCTTGGAATTCGTGAGCGATAAAACCAGCGTCTTTACGACCATCGGTAATCCATGTCCATGACTTAGGTTTGAGCGCGTCAATAAAAGCACCTGAGCCAGTTAGCGGTTGTTGGTTAGCTTTTAGTCGATAGTCAGACGTAATGTTATACAAAACAGCACTTGCACCATTTTGAGTAATAGAGCCACAACCAGATTGGTTGTAGTTGAATTCCATATACGCTGCGCCAGAAGCGGTTCCAGTTGCGTGGCTCATGCGAATATTAGGTGCAGTGCTAGTGCTAATCATGGCAATTCCTGCTGCGGGATTTGAATCGCCATATAACTGTAAATTTCCAGAACCTAATTGCAAAACGCCAGTTGATCCAAGAGATAAAGTTTGAGTGCCAGACGCATTTTGCCAGTAAGTATTATCACCTTTAAAATAATTTGCTGAAATACCTCCATTGCCTAAACTCATGGCCCACGAACTTGCGCCAAATGTGCTTGCAGAGCCGTTATATAAACGACCAACTACTCCAAAACTTGTGCCATCATAATAAACATTAGAACCAGTAGCCAATGCACTGGTTGATGATGCATACACAATTCCGTTTGCAGTGAATGAAGTTAAATTGGTTCCTCCATTTGCTACTGGCAATGTGCCTGATACATGGGTTGTTAAGCCAATTTTCCCGTAGCTAGGCGCTACACCAACACCACCTGAAATAACAGCGTTTCCTGTAGCAACGTCTGCTAATTTAGACAATGCAGTTGTGGTGCTTGCGTAAAGCAAATCACCAACTGCATAACTAGATTGGCCTGTTCCACCGCTTGTAGCTGGCAAAGGAGAAGTAGTCAATGCAAGACTAGCAGCAGACACTGCTCTGCCAGCAGTTAAATCAGATACAGCAACTTTTACAGTTGAGCCAGATTGAACAATAGGCAATACCTCCGTACCCGCTAATGGGGTTGTAGATGCGGAGAGTGCTGAGATTTTGCTGTTTGCCATGATTAATTAAATCAATTAAACATTACTTCAATAAGTGAAAATGAAGGTGGCGCCTGTGAAAATGTAAGTGTTGTGCTTGACACGGTATAAGTATTTTTATTTTGATATACGCCATTGATGTAAACAAACGTAAAGTTTTCGCCCAATGACGGATTACTTAATGTAAATATTGTTTGTGATCCAGTGCCTGTAAAATTTTGTACCTGAAACTCGGCTGCACCAATACCGCTTATGTTGTCGTAAGTTCCAATTAAAACATTTGCAGATGTAAAAACAGAAAATTTATAATTGCCGGCCACAAGCCAGATTTCCCCGCCTGGTACTCGCCCCGCTGAATCCAAAATAATTGGATTGGCATGGGCAATATTTCCAGCAGAGGTTGTGTAACTTGTTTTAGGTGTAGATGTTCCAGCGGCATAAGTGTAGATTTTTCCACCCGCCAAGACTGTGCCATCGCTATTAAAAAATTGGGCCGCAACGCCGCCCACGGGGGAGAGAAAGACGGCCATGATTTTTTACTCGTAATAAATGGTTGCGCCGACAGTGCCGCCAATCACGACATACACGCCATTAGCTACGTTAATTCCATCTTGAAAGTTGTAATTGGTTGCAGCAGTCGGTGTAAATGTTGCCAGCACCGTTGCACCTGTTCCCGTATTTTGGGAATCGTAAACAGCAATGGTAGGCGTGGAAGATGCGGCAGATACAAAAATGCCTTTGATCTTGCCTGGCGCATTTTTGATGTTTCCGGTAGCGGTTACATACGCATAGTTGGACATGGTGATCCCTTTCTGATTGCCAAATTATATGCTTCAAAAGAAAAAAGGCCACCCCTTTTGAGAGTGGCCCTTTTCATGATTTCACGCCGTTTTAAGGCAGGAAAGTCAAGTCGTAACCGTAGATAAACACATCGGCGGTAGCCGCTGCGCCTTGAACGGTAGTGTTGCGAATATACAGAGGAGTTCCCGTAACAGCATCGGTAGATGTTGCTGCGGTCACAACCACTTTCGCGGCAGTAGTGTTGCCCGACAAAGCATAAGTCGATTTGACTGCTGTGCCCGTTGCGCCTGGGCCTGTATACACTGCCAAATAAGCAGTGTCCAAGCTGATGGACGCATTGGTCACAATGATGCTTTGAACGCTGACACGGCCCGACACCAAGATTGGTGCGATTGTGTCGGCAACTAGGTTGAGGTTAACACCCTGTGCAGAGGCAATCAAGCGCAAAGCCTGATTGGTCGCCAACTGACTAGGATGGTTCGTGGTGGTAGATGCTGCGCCTGGATTAGCCATTATTCATTCTCCTTAAATTAAGCTGCAACACGGCAGGCCAACTCTGGATAGAGAGGAGCCCAGCCGTATAGAACATCGACGCGAGTTGGAATCGAATCATTGTTGATAGTGTACTGACGTACAACACGCAACGAAAGACCCAGTTCACGGTCAGATGCACGACCCGCAAAGTGGACTCCATCAGGCAATTCGAGATCAGCCGTTGCCAAGCAAAATGCGTTCTTGTGCATAACGATATTTTGCGGAGAAACAGTGCCGGTCTTGTTGAACGGAGTAACAACAGCGGTAGAACTGGTGCTAGTGATGCTGACGTTTTGGAATTGACCAGCGGAGATGACAGCAGGACTGACAGTCACCGAGGTAGTTCCAGAGGTCGCAACAGTAGCGGCAGCGGTCACCACAAAGTTACGCAGTTTGCCCGAACCATATGCGGAACGGTTCTGCGGGTTGACCGCATAGACGTTTGCAATTTGGATCACATCGCCGACTTGGAGGCCAGCGGTAGCGGTGGTGGCGGTCAGCGCAATGGTGGAGGTCTGCGCCCAGCCGCTGGTCAGGAAACCAGTGCCGGTCGTAGTATCGCAAGCCAAGGTAGCGGTGGAGTACGAACCGAACGTTTGATTAACAACGTTCTGATCCATCTTCCAGGTCATGCCTGCGCTGTCTTTACCCATCAGGCCGCGCTCGTATTGCTTTGCGATTGTGGCGCTAGGAACGAACAGACCTTTAAGGGAATCGACAATCGTTGCGCCGGTGAAAGGCTCAACAATGCACGAACGGCGACCATCGCGAGGTGCGCCTTCAGCGTCCAGATACGCACCAGCCGTGAGGTAGGTGAGCAAAGACGTAGGAGGAGTGCCAGCAGTACCGACGATATTCGCGGTGTTGTTCTTAGCCATAGTCAGACCGTCAAAGTCGATCTTGTTAGCTACAGCAGCCACGGCGGGCTTCAGAACGCGATCCGAGAACATATCCAGCGACAGAGCCAAGTCCTGAGTGGTGAACTGGGTATCAACGTGGAATTGGGTCGACAAGGTAACAGGCACGCTCGTCTCGTTGAAGTCTTCAACGTTCAAAGCAGGGCCGGTAGTACCAATGAAACGACCAGGGCGGCGAACATTCAAGGTCGCGCCAATTTTGGCTCCAGTGACCGCGAACTGATCGTCATAGTTACGATCAACCTCACTCGAAAACGTCAACTCATTTTCCAAGACCATCAACGCTTCGTTGGTAATCATGGAAATAGTAAGCAGGTTATTGCTCATTTTGATTTCCTTAAAAAAAAGTTATTTACCGGATTCGTCCCGCCAACCGAGCAGATTTCCATTGTTGATATGTCCCTTGGAACTGATTATCAGTTATTAAGGACACATCCCTTCCGTTAGCTGCTGACCGAATAGGATTAATCGGTGCGGGTGCTTTACTTTTCCCAACAACAGGCTTTGTCTGAGGCTCAAATTGGGCCTCCAGCTTGCCAATAAATCGGTTAGCGGCGGCTACGGACATTGATTTCAATTTCTCAGCAACGTCAGGATTCTCGGCAAGGTGATACAAGATTTGCGGGCCGACATCTGATTCCCAGATTGCATCGCGCACTTCATTACTTACCGTAACGTCCGCGCTACCAACCATCTCATCAAAGTCTGGCAAACTTGCCTTGGCAGCTTCAACCCGCTTCACGAATGAATCAATTACTTGCTTCTTTTCGTTCTGCTGTTGCTCTACCTGTTTCCTTGTCTCAATTTCCGACATACGCTTTTCAACCTGATAGTCCGTCAACGCTTTCGCGTATTCGTACATATCAGTAAATTGATTTGGCTGGGGTTCACCATTGTCAGCTTTAGGGGCTTCCTGTGGTGCGCTCCTGCTCTCAACTTCCTTTAGCCTAGCTTCCAGTGCTTCCCTTGCTTCGCGCTCCTTACGGGCTTCTTCCCGTGCGGCCTCTCGTTGCTTGGTAATCTCTGAAAAACGCTTCTCCAATTTTGGATTCTGTTTTCTATCCTCTGTTGCTGTCGCTTCCTCTTTCGCTTCTACTGGTTCACTCTGCTCTTGCGGCTCGGTAGGAGTTGCCTCAACTACCGCCTCGCGGTCAGCTAAACCCAATCGTTTGGCGTTAAATTCAGCTAAATTTTCGCTAGTCACCACGTTAGCAGCGACTTTTACTTCATCCGTCATAGGTTTCCCTAAGAATTTACCCAGTTAACATTACTGGTACTGTTTTGGGCTTTAACCCTAAATCATTGCATCGGTTGCGTAAATGGGCTTGCCCCTTGCTCAATATCTTGTGCGGCAAACTGTGCGTATTGTGCTTGTTCCGCATTCCTGCGGTCAATCTCTTGTGTGAGGCGGGCTGTATCCATGCGGTGCAACATTAAATCAACAATAGCCTCAATCTCTGTCTTGTTCTGGCTTGTAACGGCGCGAGTGTTTTGGTCGTTAACCTTAACTTCTGCCATTGTTTCAGTATTGTGCGCCCGTGCGGTCACATCGAGCAGCTTGCGCTTGGTTGCGCCTTCTTCACGGATTTGTTGCACTTGAGCACGATTGTTAATTTCCAATTGTGCGGCTTGGAGTTGTTGCTGCATTTGCTGCATTTGCTGTTTAGCTTGCGCCAATTCCATCTGAACTTGTGGCGGTATATCCGATTTTTCGTCAATCTGCGCCATTGGGTTCATCGCGGCAAGCCGGTCAGCAATCACATCTGCGCCAGGGAAATCCATGTTGCGGAACACCAGGTCACCGGCAATGTTGAATAGTTGATCGTTACCTGACAGCAGCGGCATCATGGCCTCGACTGCCTGCTGGCGGCGGCTTTGGAAGCCTGGGCCGGTATCCATCACCACATCGTATTCGCCGACAGTCACATCATTCAGAACTTCGCCAATTTCGTTGCGCTGGTTAATCGTGGTCATGTCGGGCTGACCGTCCGAACCAATAATCCGCATCACGCGCTCGGTATCGTAGATATGCGGAATTAGGTCAAGAATGATCTTGCCGGTATGCCGAATGCTGCGGGTCATGTTGTCAAAGAAGTGGAAGTTTGACAAATCCACTTGGCTTTGCTGACCCATTAACGCCTTGCCCGAGATATTCCCGCTTGGCAATTGGTTGGGATCCATAATTCCCAGCACCATCTGCAAATCAGCGGAAATCGCGCCCGCGGCCTCCATAATGCCCATTGGTGGCGGCTCAGGCTGTAACCGAACAGGAACGGGAGCCGGTTGGCCCTCAATATCTTTCTGTTTGTAGCGCAGGACAGGACTAGATTTAATGTTAGCCAATGCCCATTCGTTCTCGTGGCCTTCGTCCTGGCCTTCGGCAAGCAGCCATTTGGCCTTGGGAGCCAGCGCAATGCTCTCAGTCATCGAGGTGCGCCAGAAGTTATACATTCGCTGCGGGTCTTTAGCAAATCGAACTAGGCCGTACTTTTTCCGCTTGTCATCTACGATAACTTGAGCGCCATAGCAAGGCACAACTGGAATATATTTCCCCGCCCAAGTCTTTTCTTCCAAGATTTCCATTGCGGTCATCTTGACCCATTTGACCGACTTGCGGAACGATTCACGCTCATCAATCACGGTGAGGCCAGCAGCTTCTACGCGCTCAAAGAAACGATCCGAATCTGCGAACTGGGTTGTTCCATCGCTCAAATGGTAGAGTTTTTCCCGCTTACGCTCAATGTAGAAAAATTCAGCAACCCGAATGTCCTCTTTGGTTATCCAGCTTGCGGTATCATCGCCAGTTGACCGTTGGGTGAAGTTTGCGCCATCGTCTGCATCGGGGTAATGCTCTTTGAAAATCTTTTTGTCCATCACCGTAGTGATTAGGCATCGCTCTGCATCCGAACCATCAGGCAAAACAGAATTGGGATCGAAATACACCGTAAACGGATTGTCAATCGTGTCAATGTAGATTTCTTGGTCAAAACTTGTTTCGCTGACATAGCGAGTGTTCAAGCGCCAATATCCCCAGCCCATCCGCACAGCGTAATCAAAGGCGGTGTCGTAGGCGGTGTCCGCAGCCGAATTGACTTCAATATGGCGGGTAATGCCCTCAATCACTTGGGCAATCTTGTAGTCCGCAAGATTATTGACCGGATGGACTTTGATGCGAGGTCGCTGCATCCGCTGTTGGTTGGTCACCTGGCGAATGTAGGAATCAACCTTATTAATGGTCAGGCAAGGCCGTGCTTCGACGTTGCGTGAGTTTTGAATCTCTACGGGCCATTGGTCACCGGCAGCAAATTTAATGTCTTGCAGTGCCTCGGCTCTATTCATAGAGTCAGCATCATTCACCAAACGCCAGAATTTCTGCGCTTCTGCGATTCGTGGGTCAAACCCTGTGGGTTGGTATGCCATATAAATCCTATTATGCCATCCAGTTACCAGCGGTGGCAACCATTGCCTGTTTCTTGCGCTTGGCTGGCTCAGTAATCATAAGCGCAATGTATCTAAAAGCATCTGCGCCGTGGGAATAGTGGTCGTGCAAAGGGTTGCGGCTGAATTGGCCTGTTTCTGGGTCTACTTCGTAACGATAGTGTCTCAGACAGTTAATCCCGTCCGCAGCGTGTTCACGGTCAAAGTAGCAAGATGGGAATATTGTTCTGGCTGCGTTGATAGAGTCAACAATTGGCACTTTAGGCAGAATGGTCGTTTTGTACCCTGCCGCCCGCACAATATCGTCAATCGAACGCCCAGCCGCAGCAAGGGTTTTGTTCTCTGCATCGTGCGGTAGCCATATCTTGTCGTAAACATAGCCAAACGTTTGCATGGTCGCTAGGTAGTAGCTGATCGTCTTTTGACTGTCCTCAATGTACCGAATAAGGCGGGTTTCCATGCCCACAAACTGTAAAAACCAAATAGCGGTGCTATCCGACCAGCCAAGGTCAAACACGGCGTGGACGGGCTTTGTAGCGTCATACGGCACTCGGCAGATGCGTCCATCCTTGTCGGCCTGCTGCATCTCCTTAGCAAAGATGGCTCCATCTACCGTCTGGCGGCACAAACCTTCCCAGACCTGGTTATAAGCCTCCTCATCGCGGGTTTTAAGCGCATCTTTTTCTAAGCGTAGCGTCTCAGGAAACCAAGGGTTGTCCGACCAGTTAATTTTGATCTGAATGCAATCCTCGGGCGGTTTAAGCACAAACCGCTGGTAAGTTTCATCCGTCTCCAACTCAGGATTGAACGAAACCCATATCTCCGAGTCCTGCTTACGAATGGTAGGAATCAACACATTCCAGGACAACCGGCTTACTGTTTGGGCTTCTTCTACCCAGCAAATGTCTACGCCTTCGTAGGATTTGATGTTTGCAATGTTGTTCTTGAGGCCAGCAAACGCAAATTCAGTCCCGTTCTTGCCCCGAATGCTGGCCTGGGTGATCTCATAAAAGCCTAACAAACCAAGGGATTCGATCTGGTCGCACAGCAGTTTGTGGACGGAATCCCGCATTGAGGTCATGAATTCCCGAGCGCAAAGAATACGCATTGGGCTTTTTGCCCCAAGAATCAGCAATGCTCGAGCAATTCCCCAAGACTTAGCCCCGCCCCTGCCGCCGTAAAGTACCTTGTACCGGCTTTTTTTGAACAAGCCCTCTAGCTTAGACGGAAATTCCGCATTGGCTATTGCGGCCTGCACATCACTCATTGGGCTTGACAAATGTGACCTGGATGCCGCTTATGAGTGGAGTGCCATCAGCACCTGTGATTTCTTGTTTGACGCTTTCCCGATATTTCTTAGGAAACCGTGCCGCCATTGAGCGTGACCACAATGAAGCGTTCAGCTTTGGCCCTTGGTGGTTCTCAACCATGTAAGCCTGTGCCTGGTCTTCCCACCATGTCTGTTCTAATTCCTTTGCATATTCCAAGGCGTGCAGAAATTCTTCGTGCTTATCTCTCCAATCGAATAAGACCCTAGTAGAAACCCCTATATCGGCTGCTATTTGTTCTATAGACTTGCCAATAGTTCCCAACTCCACTACACGATCACAGTATTCCTGCTTGTATAGAGATGGGCGACCTACAGGGCGTTTCTCGGGCGTTTCAATCATTGCAATGGCCCTCCATTTATGTTTTGTATACCTAATAAACCTTCATTGCCAGGAAACAACACAAAGTTGCGTGTTCCTGCTTGAGCATCTCTGCTGCCTTGGTCTAGGTACTTTATGCCAGGAATACCCAATTCGGCAAGTTTTTGAGATGCAAGTTGTGGCGGCCCCAATTTTTTGTAAATTGCTTCGCCAGTTGGATTTAATGGTTGTTTAGGTAAAGTTGTGCTGCCGCCTTGCAGTGCTGACAATAACGCATCATCGTATTCATTCACTTTGCTTTTATTAGCTACATATCCCAACTTTCCTAACGCATCTTGTACGTTTTTTGGTTGTTGATGCAATGGAGTGTCCCAATCGAGCATTTTGTTAATGTGTTGGTCAGGTAAGTCTATTTGATACAAATTGCCTGGGTCTTGAGCTTTTTGAAGTTTTTGTTCTAGCACATTGTCGTATTCATTAGCTGCCTCTTGACCTTTAGCAGACTTAAAATTTCTATAAGCGCCTGGATAAACAGAATCTTCATCCATAACTTTGCTCAACCGCTTCAATTTTGCGTTGTATTCTTGAATTGAATTCAAATCTTTAACGTTTTGAGCATATCCTTTGGCAACATTTGGATTTTCCGCTACATAAATTCCATGTCCATATGCCTGCGCTCCTTCACCCGTTCCAATCTTTGCTGGATCAAAGGCTTTGAATTTGTAAGGCGAACCATGCCATACGGTCATTCCAGCTGGGCTATAGCCTGATGCTAATTGTTGTGCCAGTTCCATTTGTTGCGGGCCGCTGATCTTTCCCGTTTTTTGGAATTCAGAAGCCGCTAAATCAGCCTGTTGGTTAAATTCTCTTGCTCGGTCATTGGCAGACCCAAGCATTTGCTGGAGGCTTGTAACCGGATTTTGGAGAAAGTCTGACCCTCTGCGTTTTGCAGTGTCTATGGCACTGTAAACATCAGCAAGAGTCGGCATACTTCACTTTTTTGCAGTTTTAGCCGATTCTTTGAATGCCGCAGCCATAGGCGCACCTTTGGCTCCAGGCTTACGCATACGCTCTACCTTTTCGCCCGCAGCTTTTTCCTGCTTGATGCGCTCTTGCTTAGCGTGAATATTGGCATATAGACCTGGTTTCATGCTTTTTCCTTTGCAGCTTCTAAAACATCTGTCCACAAAGCGCAAGGGATGTCGTTAATCTTTGTGATTTCAACTGCCTCGTGCGGCAAAACCATTTCCTTGTCAAAATGCACCCACAAATGAGTGTGTACGCCATACAAGGGAATGGCATATCCTTTGTCAAAAAACTCTTTTGTCGTGTTGTATTTGCCAATCAGTTCTTTGGTCATCAGCATTTCCAATTTTTGAGTGATGCCTTGGCACGTTCCGCTGGGCCTTTGGCGTTCTTTACCACGCCTTCCATCCTGGCGCAAAAACTAGCCTTGCGTCCCTCATCTGCCTTTGTCTTAGGATTCGGCGCAGGCGGCTTTAGGTTTGCATTGTTCTTAGCGTTGTACTCTGCACGGCCTTTGGCGGTCATTCCAGCGCCTTTATCCGTGGGGTTGTAGGTCTTACCCTTCCCCACGGTTTTGTGCGGTATTGGCTTGTCGTGCTTCACTTTTTGTCTTTAGAGCCTTTACGCTCTTTCTTTTCGGCTTCACGCTTCACGGCGTATCCGATTGCCACAGCTTGTTTTTGCGGCTTACCGGCAGCGATCTCCTTGGCAATGTTTTTACTCATTGCCTTGGGGAGCATTGACTTAATCAATGGCATTTTAAGATGCGCCGTGAATAATTGCGTAGTTGATGATTACCGCCTCAGAATATGAAGTAGAACTCAAATTACGCAATGTAATCAAAGCAGAACCAACGGCTGTATAAGAAGTATAAACAGTGTAAGCGCCAGCAAGACTACCAGTAGTATTGCTAGATACACACGGATAAATTGTGTCGTTAATAGAGAGTAAATTATTATTCAAAACAAAAGACACAACAGCACCTCCAGCTAGTGCTGCATTGTTCATGGTAATACGCCCCATGCTTTTATCTAGCGTTACCGCTGTGGATTTACTGGTTAGCTGAGTCACCGCACCTTGGGCGGCGGCTGAGTAGCCAAGTTCTTGCGTTGCGTAACAAGTTGAAAATTCTGGGTCACTGTATGCGACACCGATTGCGACTGAATTGCTCATGATAAGTTCCTTAAAAATCTACTACCGCACAAATATCGGCCTCTTGGATTATCTGATAATCCTGACCGTCCAGACGCTGGGTAGGCCAATTAAGGTAGTCCCCATTGCCGTATTTAATGAAATCGCCAACATGGGTCTCAAATACATTTGGCCCCACCGCAACAACCGTTCCCTCGTTAAAGGGTTCTTTGTTGTTCACAATAATAATATTCGATAGCTGGCGCACCTTGGGACGCACTACAACACGGTCATTCAGCGGTCGAAACATCTGATTTCCTTGTGTATTTGCGTTTAGGACGGGCCATCACTTCTGTTGTTTTGTCAGTTGTGATGTCGTACACCGGCAATTTAACCATCTCTACTTGCTTTTCCTTATGCTGACCGCACCAATCAGATTCGTGCTTGTTCTGTTGCTCAGGATACAGGCGACAAACGCCCATAATTTGGCGGCTCTGAAAATATTTACAGTTTCCGCATTTAGAATTCGATTCAACCATTTAGTTACCTTGTTTAATTAGATGGCTAGATGCCTTACTGGGTTATGACCAGTAGGGCATCGCTTATTGGTGGGACATACGTCCGTGGACGTAGCAATTGCCTTCTGAGCGTCCACCGGACAAGTCGCTAGGCATAGGCTTGTTTTCTTTAGCTTCAGCAACCATGCCGCCAATCATCTTTTCGCGCTTTTCACCAGTGCGGTCAGACATAGCAACGTTGCCCTTCATTTCAGCCTTAGTGCCATAGCCTTTAGGCTCATTAGTCATGATTTCTTTTTTCATACTTACTCCAGATATTTGAGTTTGAAAATTGTGGAATTGATTAAGTCTGCAATCTCGTCAATCAGATTTTGCAGCGCCGTATCCTGCGGAAGATGCGTTCTTGCCTCTGCCACAAAGGATTTTATGCCCTCTAGGTACTTCAACGGTTCTTCGGCGTTGTGGAACTCAGAGGGGAATTTTTTAAGCTGTTCGTACCGGCCCATGTACGCCTCTACCAGCTGGTCGGTGAGGTCAATGATGCCTTCGTAATACTTTCCCAAAGCCTTATGCTGGGCGTAAGAATTCGTCGACCAATGCATGAAATGAGCAACCGTGCTGCTATGCAGCAAAGCACTTGCAAATTCTGCCATTTCGTCGTTCATTTGCTTAATATCTCACAAAGGTCTAGGTACGTCAATGGGCCACAATCCATTGTCGCATAATTTTTTGACTGTGCGCTGATGGGCTTTTTGCCACATTTCCTGCCGTTCTTCTTTAGTCAAACTTGCGCCTTGATCTAGGTAAAAGTGACACCGAAAACACAAGCTGGCAATCAAATCGTCTGATGCTTTGATGCCTCGTCCCTTGCCGCCGCCCCAGTTCGTATGCGCTGCAACCACAGTCCCATCATCCTGCCCGCAATGCTGGCATGGTAAGGCGCGG